CCGATTATCGCCGTCGTTGGGGTCGTTGATAACGACCTGCCCGTTTTTTATGAGAAAGCGGCTTTTACAGTCGCTTGTAATCATCTCGGTTAATATATCTTTTAGCTTTCCTTTGCACACCTTCCCGCGCGGGTAGGTGACGTCATTGACTAGCTGCATCTGCCCGACTTCAATGCCAAACAGATTCAACAGGTCGGGTACGATGGAACCGGCCTTCATGTTCTTGTTGTACGTCTTATTGACTTCCTTTGACAGCCACTCATCCAGGGCGGCTGTCGCGAGAATCGTTGTGATCCAGTCCACTCTGTCCCTCTTATGCGAGGGCTCGCCTGCCTGGCCGACGAAAACAGCGCCGACGTCGTCTTCGTAACCGGCATTGATAATGACGTCGTCGCCCTTGCGGATGGCGTTGCGGGTGCGTTCGGACAGGTTGCGCACTTCGATTTTTGCCTGTGTCAGCTCCTCGCTGTCCGTAAACGGGATTTCGAATGTGAAATCCAGGGTGTCCAGGCTGAAGCGGCGGGAGCCGATCTGCAATGTCGCGCTGCGCATCCACAGATTCATCACGCGGCCCGCCTTTCAAAGAGATACAATTTCACTTCCTTGCCGAAATTCTCGAATGTGACTTCCTCTACGCCGGGCGTGAACGCCCGGGGGATGATCACCGGCAGCGGGAACCGGTCGTCCTCGATGCTGCCGAACAGCTGACGGCCATAGCGTATTACGTCGCCGTAGGCCAGCACCTCACCCTGTGTCGTCTCCAGGTCTGCTGTGAAGAAGCCGCCCTGCTCGTTGTACTTGATGGTGAAGGTGTAGGTTTTGTCGATCAGCTTCACGCTGAATTTGTACGGTACTTTGGAGGTGTTGACGTCAATGTACTCCACCTCATGCCCCATGTCGATCAGGGTAACGGACATTTCCGCGCCTCCTTTATCTCAACCCGCTGGCGGCGGCGGTCTGCCTGCTGCTGGGGCCGCTGCTGACGGCGGGCTTCGCGTTGTAGCTGCCCACATAGTCCATATAGGCCGAATCGGTCAACTTTGTCGTGGCCGTCGTTGTACGTCCTTCGCTTTTCATCGCGCTGGTTTGGCTCCCGGCCATGGCCTTCGGCGCGCCCGCGTCCTGGGCGCTCATCATGGGGGCTTCCCCTGCCTTGACATACTCCGAGCTGCCGATCTGCACCTGTTTGAAACCAACGGTGAACGCGCAGCCGTCAGCGTTGTCTTTGTTATCGGTGCGCTGCAGGCTCTCGATCACCAGGTTGTTCATGCGGACCTTGCCCGCATAGGTCAGCAGGTCGTGCTTTTCCTGCATTTTTTCCAGCCGGTTATACGCTTCCGCGCCGCCGACAGTAACGCCGTTGAGGGAAAACTGCGCGGGCATGTTCACATGGTGGTCCTGCATCTCGGAACCGTCTTCCACGGGGTTAGAGGTGACCTGGCTGCTGCGGCTTTTGCTTGTGTCTTTGATCGCGCTGGTCTGCGTAAAGCGGACCATGCCGCATTTACGTCCAATGATGGTATACGCCAAGCCAAGTCACCTCCTTCGTCAGGCCGCGAGGCCATATTGATTGATCTCGAACTTTTCCTCTTCTTCCCGGTCGTCATCCAGCTGCTTGCGTATCTGCTCTTTGAGTGTCTCAGCAAGGCGGCGCTCAGCTTCCGGGTTCAGACCGTCTCCTGTCACCGTGACATTGATATTGATGGTAACCTCTTTTTTGATGGTGCGGCTTCCGCTGGCACCCTCCCGGGCGTCATCCAGCAGGCGGTCACTCTGGCCCTTGGTGAGGATCGTGCTGCCGCCGGGCAGGCCAATGACCTCATCGCCCTCTTCGTGGACATGCGTCAGGCCGCCCTCAAAGTTGCGCGTGCCGCTGGCATTGTGCGGTATATCAGACACCTTCACGCTGACGGTGCCCATACCATTGATATTGCCGATGTACCCGGCGATCTTTTCCGTGCCCACCCGCGCGGCTTCCACCGCCCGCAGCCACGCCTTTTCGGCATGGGTGCCCACGGCGTTGTAGGCGTCCTCCGACATGCTGCTGATGGCCTGCAACTGATTGCCCACGGCTTTGTTGAGCTTCTCCGAGCTTTTTTCAATCGCCTTGTTGGATTTCTCAACCTCTTTCGTGGAAGCGCCCAAGGCCTTGTCTGCGGCGTCGGCGGTGGCTCTCGAACTCCGGCCTGCCTTCTTCTCGATGTCGTCCAAGGCTTTGTCCGCGCCGGACGTGTCGACCGTGATTTCAGGCTCAGCCCGTTTATTGTCGAGCTTATCGACTTCCCGGTTCAGCCCTTCGGTTTCATCCTTTGCACGCTTGCTCTTGCCGGTGATCTTGCCCAGGAAACCGCCGATGGCATCGGCCCCCTTGCTCACCCAACCGCACACTTTTTCAAGCAGATTCAAGATGGGCGTCAGGGCCAGGAGAATGAGGTCAAACACAGGCATCAACGCTTCCAGCAGCGGGGCCACCACTTTGAGAATGGAGCCCAGCGCCGGAAGAACCGATTTGGCTATCTGCGCGAACGGCGGGATGATTGCCGTGATCACCGGCATCAATGCTTCAATGATGCTGACCAATGGAGGTAACAAGCTCACCACCAAAATCCCCAGTATCTCTACCAAGGGCGGCAGCACCGATTTTATCAATGGGCCGATCAGTGGAATTAATGGCTGTAGTGCGCTAAATACGACTTTTACAACATCAGCCAGATCGGGTAGCAGTTCCTGTGCCAAATCGACCAAAACCGGGATTGCCTCGCCGAGGCCGTTTGCCAGTACATCCACCAAGGCCATAAGCCCCGGCTCGATCTTCGGCCACAGCTCCATGAGCTTGTTGCCCAGGCTCATGACCATCGGCGCGAGTTTGCCGCCCGCGTCCTCCATGAACCGGCCCGCCATGCCCTTCAGGTCCTTGATGGCCCCCGACAGGCTTGTCGCGCCCTTTGCGGCGGCCCCCTGCGCGTCCTTCGTCTGTGACATGATGGCATTGAGCCGCACCTGGGCCATGGTGTTGTCGTCCAGGTCCTTCAGCTCGCCCCGTAGCCCCATTTTGCGGGCCTGCTCTTTCAGGGCAGTGTCCGTCAGGGCGACACCATATTCATTCAAAGCCTTGGAGTTTCCGCGCAGCGCGGCTTGCAGTTTCTGCTGCATATCCGCGTCATCGGCCTTGAAGAACTTTGCCATGTCGTAGGACAGGGATGTGGTAACTTCAGCAAGCTTCGTCGCTTCCTTACCGGTTGCCCCAAATTCCTGAAACAGGCCCCTATTGGCTACCATCGCGCCCTGAATTTCGCTGGTTGTGCGTTTGGCAGCTTTAGCGAAGTTGTCGGCCCAGGCAGCAGCGGCGCTGTCGTCCTTGAACATGGAATCGAATCTTGCTTTGCTTTCCTCTGCGGACATAAACGCGCCCACAGCGTTCTTCGCAAAATTCACAACCGCCTTGCCGGCGGCCTTGATTGCCTCGACAGCCAGCATGGATTTCAGCATGCCGCCGAAAGCGCCTTTCACCTTTCCCGCGCCTTTTTCACCTTTGTCAGCCATGTCCTGCAGGCCCTTGCCTGCCTTTTCAGCTTCGTCGCCGACTTCCTTGATGTGCTTTTTCGTGCCCAGTAGGGCATTGCCAAGCCCGCCCTTGATGGTTTGGATAGGGTGCCGGAAAGCCGTGCCCACGCTTTTCGCCTTGCTGACAAAATCCTTCTCGAATTCCTTTGCCTTGATTTTCGTAAAGGCAAAGGCCGTCTTAAAGCCCATCTGCAAGCTTTTGGGTACTGACTGCCCAAGCTTGAGGGACGCCCCCATGCTTTTCTGGAAGGCGTCCCCGAAATCGTCCGCGCTGATAATCGCCCGACGCATGGACTCCTGAATCAGTACGCCGGTCGCGTCAAATTCGCCGCGCATCTTCGCCGCAGCGCCCCCGGCCTTGTCGGCGGCACCGCTGACCTGATCGCCCATGCCGCCGGCGGCGTTGCCTACGTTGTCCAGGGCGTCCACCCCGGTATCGCTCATAGCCTGGAGTTCGGAGGCGACGTCATTCAAACCGGTGTCGATCTCGTCGAGGCCTCCGGTGAGTTCCCGGATTTCCCGGTCGAGATCATCCAGCTCCTCAACCGCGCTGCCCTCGAAGTCCAATGCGAACACAAGCTCGCGTTGTTCCGCCATAAATTAGCCGCCCCCTTTCCGCTTGGCTTTCGCTTCCTCCAGCCAGGTGCCGAAGTACAGCGTTTTGGCGGCCATCGCTTCCTCGAATTCGGCGAAGTCCATCCCCCGCAGTTCCGTATAGGTCAAGCCGGGGCCATCGAACACCGCCGTCCAGAAGCGCCTATTCCGTATCGCATTCCTTTTCGCCGCTGCCGTATTCCGCTGGCTCGTCAAGAAATCGGTTGATCTCTTTTACGAGATCGAGCGCGGTACGGCGGTCTTCCTTCTCGTCGAAGAAGTCGAGGCCCCTGGTGCGGATTTCTGCGGGTTGGATCACGCAGGCGCGCAGCAGCTCATCCATGAACCGGCGATTGTCCATATTGCCGTTGTCCTTACAATCGGTCAACAGGTCAAAGTACCAGCTGGGCGAGACGGACTGCATGCGGACCTTCAGCCCACGGATCATGACGTCTTTTTTCTTCGCCATATACCTTCTGTACCCCCTTTCTGTTAGGGATTTTGGTTTTCGCGGCCAATGCGGGTGCGCCTTGGACCAGGGTAGCGAGGGCTGCGGGAGCCGCTTGTGTACGCTGCCCAGGCCGGCCACCGTGGGACCGCACGTGTTTACTTTCACCATGCATCACCGCCTACCTGTATTCCAGGCGCGGGATGTAGATGGTAACGGTCACGTCGCCGGGCGTGGTCGTGCGCGGCACGTCAGGAATATGCGTGACCACGCAGCCGTCCGAATTGGCGCGCACGTTCTCCTCGCGGTTGGCGTCCATCACCGAGAAGTTGAACTGCTTCCCGGCGGCGGCGAGCGTGCGCAGCTTACGCAGGCTGGGCGACGTGGACGCGAGAGTGATTTCGGCGGTGCCGCTCTTGTCGGCGCTCTTGGCATACACCACTTTGCCATCGCACCCCACGACGGGGTTCATGGTGTCGGTGTTGTGTTTGAGCGTCAGCTTGCCGCCGGTGCCGTAGCCCGTGAGGACGTCATAAGCCACCAACACGGTTACGAGTTCAAGGTCAAATACCTGTTGATCTGCCATGTCTGGTTTCTCCTTTCTTACGCGGGCAGCGTGGCGTACAGCGTGCCGTCGGCCTCGGAGTTATGCACCGCGCCCTCGAATTCCGCGTGCCACTCGATTGGCGGCATTTCGCGGCGGCGGGCCTGGTCGTCCGTGGCGTCAGCCCGGGCGGGCACGTTGACGATGTACTTGCCCATGCCGCTTTCGGGGTCTTTGGAGATGATGCCAAGGTCCACCGCGCGGTTGAGTGTTTCGTACACGGCTCCGGCCACCATAGAAAAGCCCTCGTCGGAATAGGGCACCTTTCGTTCGGCACGCAGGTACACATCGTAGAGCTTTTCGCGCATGTACCGCGTGATGTAGTCGGCCCCCATCTGGTTGTCGATGAATTCGCCGTCGCAGCATACGCCGTTTTTGACGTATTCCCGCTTGTATTCCTCCGTGAGGAAGTTCAGGTTTGCTTCCTCCAAGGCCTCGCGCTGGGCCGCCGTCAGGTCCGGCAGCGTAATGCCCTGGGGCCGGTTGAACTTCCATGTGGCCGAAAACGGGTAGTGCGGGCCCACATTGCCGATAAAAGCAGCTTCGGTCTGTTCCTCCAGGTCGGCAGCGACAATGCCCGCACACCGGCGGTTGGTGATCTTTAGCGTGACCACGCTGCCGCCGCCCGCGAAGACCGTACCAATGTCGGCCTGGAAGAAATAGAATTTGCGGTGATCCTCGATACCGGCCCCCAGTTCTGCCCGGGTGGGCTCGGTGCTTTCAGCCCATTCGCACAGGGCCTCGATGCTGGCCTTGTCGGTACGGTCGGTGACGATGAAGTCCCAGTCGTCGTCCTGCTCGCGCAGGCCCACAATGGCCGTGATCAGGTCTTCAGGGTCGTTACTCTCCACGTTTACCCCGGCCACCTTGATTTTGCGGATGAGCTTCTTCGCTTTGGTGGTTTTGCCCTGGTTAAACAGGGCGCACACCTGTAAGTAGATGGTGCTGTCGGCGGTGTAGCCGTCGTCCAGCAGTTCCGCAGTATCACGGTAGACTTTCGGCTCCACTGCGCCGTCGGTCAGCAGGGCCAGAATGTTCATCGCCTCTGCCGGGCGGGGTTTTGAATCCAGTTTCGTATAAACGATTACGTCTTTTGGCAACTCAATCCCTCCTTTGGGTGATTATTGTAGTATCAATTGCGCTGTCGTTGCGCACGTCGGCGCGGGAGTAGCGGACCGTCACGTCGAAGCCCCAGCGCCGGGCCTGTTCCACGATGACGAACTTGGAGCGTGGCGCCGCGTTCTGCACCTCCACCACGACGATGCCAGCGCGATGCAATAGATGGTACCCCACGTGTCGGAACCATCCGGCGGCCTTGTCGGCCAATGCGATCGCTTCGTCTTCGCCGTAGATGCAGCCGCCCGGGGCATCCCGGTTTTCGCTGCATGCGGTAAAGGACAGGGTAGCCGTCGGCTGCTCTGTCCTTACAAGCTCCACGTCGTTCCCGTCTTCGGTGATCTGCCTTGTGTGCACCACACCGGCGGCGGGGATGCTCGGCGACACAACGGAGTAAATCATAAATGGGACCGGGGTTTCTTTTTTGATTTGGTCACTCAGTATGATGGGGATACCCATATACTGCGTGAGTCCTTTAACAATGACGTTACGCACGTCCTCGATGAAAGCCATTATGCCGCCTCCCCCTTGGCCTCAATGACATACCGCCGCATGGAATGCAGCGAGTTGTGCTGCAACTCCTGCTTGACGGTATATACCGTCCCATCGATTGTGTCACGTACTTGCTGGCCTGGCCGCAGGCTGTGACCGTTGGTGTACAGCTTTTGGCTATTCACCGTGTAGGTGCCGGTGGTGTCCTGCTGCCAGTCCTCGTTGTTGATCGGCAGCACAACGCCCTTGAACGTCACCTCCACCGGCGGTGTATCCTGCACCCACTGCCCGCCGTTGTCCGCGTCATAATGACCCGTGCCCGGCTGAATGTCGATGAGGTCATGCAACAGCCCGGCGGGGATCATGGGGCGGGGATAACCGAACATGGTCACTTCTTCCTCTCGATGGTATAAGTGATGGAATTGTAGAGCACGCCGCGATTCTTTAACGGACTGTTAGCGGCAACAGACGTCTCTTTTGTGATGTCTGATTTCGCCTTGAATTGGCCGCGATCAATGAAATTCTGGATCATGGACACACCAAAAGCACCAATGGCTTGCGCAGCCTCAAGAGCCGTTTTCTGCCCAGATACGATATTGCCTAGCTCGCGTTGATAAGTTTTCACAAGCTCTTCCTTTCCAGTGTCAAAGCCCGCCCGCAGGAAGCTGCGCTCGGGGATATGCACCGAAGGCAGAAGTAAGAACATGTATTCTATCTCTTTGGTGTCATCCTGGTGCTTATAATCCCGCTTTGGCGCAGCTGATGACTGATACTTATCCCGCTCTTCTGAGTATGTTTTCTTTGGCGTACCTTTTCCCGGCTCGCGCACGAGAAAGACATGCCCTTCCGCGCTGACCAATGGGTGGAGGTGCTGGAAGTCGCCGGGGCTTTTCCCGTCGGCCTCCTTGCACAGCGGGATAGCCAGGTTCTTTGCGTGCCGAGGATGGATGTGCGCGCCAAACTCCTGCACAAATGCGATGGTAAGTAGCGTGGCATCTGAGATCTTCTCGTCATCGTCTTTGTCGCCCTTGGGCTTCTCAACGCGACGGCCTTTTGCGTCAAACTTATCTTTGCTACTCTGGACGCCCACACGGATAGTCATACGGCGGAAATCTTCCAGCTCTCTTTTCGTGCGTTCAATCCACGGTGTGATTGTGTCCTTCTTTAGCGGCATAGCGCACCTCACAATCTGGCATATCGCCCCAAAGTATCAAGCCACGTCTGATTGGGCGCTTTGTCGAAGGTCCATGACACGTCGGCGATGCTGAACGCCGCAAGCCCTGCCGCGCCGCTGCACCGCAGGGTATACTCCTGTTCCACGGCCTGCCATACCACACTGAGGATATCAGCCGGGAGGGTACAGGGCCTGCGCGGCGGATCAGCGTCCTTCGGGAGGACGTAGCCTGCCGCATATTTAACCTCAATGCTGCGCTTGGGCGCGACCATATCAAAGGCAAGGCCCGCGCGGTAGCCCCGCTGGGGCCAGCCGGTGTCCTTGTAGATCATGCCGATGTCCCCCGCCTGGGTATAGTCATACTCCACAGGGGGGATGGTCGCGCCGCTGTCCTTGATGTAGAATACCTTGACGATGGGCCATTGCAGCACAACAAGCTCCTGCCCGCCCGCCGCGTTGAAGCGGTGGGTGTAGACCTGCCGCCCTAGCTTGCGCCCTGTGATGCGCTCCACCCAGGCCGAAACGGCATTGATTGAATGCGTCAGCATGGCGTCCCGCAGGGGGTCTTCATCTTCAGGGGCAATGCCCAGCATGATTTTAATGTCGGGCAGTGTGGTCAGGGCATTGTCGGCCAGGGCAATATTCAGCGGGTTGCTGCTCATAAGCTGTACCTCCTGCCCCGCCGCGGCGAACCGCAACGGGGCCAGTTGCTGTTATTCCTTCTGTTCGACCTGCTCGGCCGGCGGGATCGGCGGGTCTACAGACGCCTTCGCCTGCGTCCCCTTACCCTTCGCGCCCGCCTTGTTCTCGCCTTTGGGAGGCTCGGCCTTGTTCTCCTGGGGATAAATTCTCACCATGGCGCAGCCCTCCCTTACACCGGCTGCCGGTCGCTGTCGCCCAGGGTGATGGCAAACACGCCGACGGCGGTCACCGTGACGAACTGCTTGCAGCCGATCAGGTCGATGCCGACGTTGACCAGTTCATCCTTCGCCGCGGTGACGGATGTGCTCACGGCTCCGCCGGTGCCGACGGTCGTGTTCAGGCCGAACATGCGATCGTCCTTGACGGCCTCGAAGGTGCCGGCGGCGGTATCGCAGTGCGTGACGGATACCGCGATATCGCCTGCGGCCGCGGCGGTGACGCCGAGAACCGCCGAAAGGAACCCATCGCGGTCAATGACAGTGGTGCCGCTCGTCACGGGCAGCACCTTGACGTTTTGCAGAAGTTGCCTTTTCATTTGCTTGCTCCTTTCTCTCTTACGCCATCGCCGGGACTTTGACGTTCTTGATGCGCAGGAAGCTCTCATCATGGCGAACGCCGACGTCGATCAGTTGGATGGCACGGATCACGGTTTCGTCGCGGGTCATCGCGGACGCGCTCTTGCCGTCGGAGATGTTGTAGGAGCCTTCGCGGAAGGTTTCCACCATCAGGCCGCCCTGCTCGCCGACGATCATGTCGCGCCAGTTGCCGAAGAACAGATCGGTCAGATCGCTCTTCGCGGGGATCAGGCTGGAACGCTTGTAAGGGTAGCCCATCAGGTTCCCGCGGTTCATTTCCTCCAGGAAGATGAAATCGCCGGTGGTGGACTTGATGTTCTTGAAGAAGAACTCCAGGGGCGCGTTCATACCCCAGCCCATGCCGCTCTCATCGACGTTCTTATGCAGCACCAGGCCCTCCGCGTAGGCGGGAAGGCTGGACGTGAGAACGCCGCCGCTGGCGTACATCGCGTCAAGGGCGCTGGCGTCGAGTGTCTGGACGCCCTTGTTGCTCACGAGGCCGCGGGGCTCGAAGTCGCCGCCCTTGCCGTAGAGGGCCGAGAAGTCCAGGCGTAGCGCCATGCGCTTCGTGATGTCGCTGCCGACCATCTGGTCGGTGGTGAAGTGCGTGGAGCGCAGCAGATCATTGCTGAGAGGCACGATGGTTGCCAGCTTCTTCGCGGACAGCTTCAGCACGCCGAACTTCGCCTCGCTGGCGGGGATGTCGCGGTCTTCGCCGATGAAGTAGCCCATCACGCCGGCCGACGCCTTCGGGATGGTCAGATTGCCGCTTTCCATTGGTACCCGCTGCGCGCCCAGCTCGAAGATCAGCGTCTGCGCGTACAGCAGCTCAATGATCTCGTTGGCGTAAATTTCGGGGACCAGATAGCCGCCGGAGGCCGGGATGGTGGCGACCTGCGCCTTGAACGCGCGGGCCATGTCCTGGTCGCTGAAGGACTTCGCGGCATAGAACGCCGCCTTTTCCGGGTCGCCCTGACCGAAGATGCAGATACATTTAACCGCGCGCCCGAAATTCTCGTAGACGAATGGCGTCCTCTTCTTCTCGGGCAGTGCGTCCAGGCGGCTCTTGAAACCGCCGGCGGGTGTGTTCTGCGCACCGCCGCCCATGTACACGCTGGAATACTTGCGCTGCGTGGGAGCCGGGGGCCGGGCGCGCTTGCGCTGTGCGGGGCGGGCGCCACGGGCCTTCTTGCGCCGCTTTTCCTCGTCCTCGTCGTCCTCTTCTTCGGACTTGCCCTTCTCGTCTTCTTCCTCGCTCTTATCCTCTTCGAGGAGATCGGCCAGGTCAACGGCGAGTTCGGCGATGTCGTCCTCGTTGAGTTCGGCGTCTTCGCCGTCCTTGTCCTTGCGGGCCTTGCGCTTCTCGTCGAGCATTTCGGCCAGGTCGGGCATGACTTCGGCAAGGACGTTGACAAGGCCACCCTCGCCTTCCTCTTCGGATTCCTTGCCCTTGCGCTTTTCGAGCTCGTCGGCCAGGGCCTCAGCCAGCTCGCTCACATCG